TATTGATAAATCAAAAATTGTATGTGAAGCAATTTTATTATTATACAATTTGGAATTTAGTGAATTTAAAGAAAAGGATAAATCAAATGACCTTCCAAGACGAAATTAGAGAACTAATTAAAAAGCAATCCCAAATTAACCCCAATGCATGCGATATATGCGATGCCCTTATATCCATATGTTGTGATATCGCCTTTGACTTTTTAGGAAAAGAGAAAGGACGAGATGAATTGTTCTACATGATTGATGATTATTACCTAGAGGAAAAAGTAAATGCTGAATAACAAGGAAAGCAAAATGTTTTGTGTGCGAATCCCCGTGGATTTGCACAATGTTTCCAAGTCCATGGCTTATTCTAAAGGCCTAACACTTCAAGATTGGATAATTTCTTTGATTGAAAAGGAAATTTATACTAAACATGAAGCCAAAACTTTAGACGATTTTAAAACATGGGGCAAATCCAATGAGAAAAACAGGGGCAATTGAATCGCCATCTTATTTAGAAATAAGCTTACATTTTGACGGACAGGAATCGTTAATCCTACGCATTCCTACCTTTTGGGATGAAATTAACAAACAGTGGATAGGGGCGGTTAAAACTCCTAAAACGAATAAGTTATTGGCGGCCAGTGGTAAAGATTCATTTGAACTTCAAAATAATTTTACCAAGATTTTTTCCGAATATTTTAATAATTCGGAGATGAGTGATGAAATACAAAGCATGTTTAAACCTTTATACATATGGGAGGCGAGGGAATCAAAATGAAAAATGATGCCATTGAGGTTACCCAGAGTTTACCTACAAAACGGGAATTGTTGGAAATGCTACAGGCATTGAATAAAAACTTGGAAGAATTACCACCGCAAGCTCTTTATGCCCCTGTCAATCATGCGGATTTTGGCTCATTGGTTTCATTGCTCTGCTCAATCTTTTTGGCTGATTGAAGACAACTAAGCTGTTTAATCACTTCAAGATATTGATGTGTTGTATCGGCATCAACTTCAGGGGTAATATTTTCTTTTTGGTTAAGGCGCTGCTTGCCGAGCCAAATAAGCATAGTATTGTCACGCCCTTTGACTGCTTTATCGTATTGAGCTTGGCGTATAAAAACATTTCCTACGTCATGAAGCCTTGAGGCATATTCAGTGAAGGGCATTCCTTTGTCTTTAACAACGCGGCTATAGAAATTATTGCAGTGCATATCGAAATATGAAGCAATTTCCGTGCCCGGGCAACCAACTTTTAACATTTCGTCTACCCTATCCCAGTTAATCGGTTTAGGAGTTCTACCCATTTTTTTGCCCATATTTACCTCAAAATCATTTCTGCCTTTATCTTGATATCATCGGGCTCGCCCTTAAATTCTGCAAGTAATTCTTTTAAACATTCTGAAATATATGGATCTTCCTCACTCATGGTAACAGCTTCATAGAGAAGGAAGCTTTTTGATAGCCGCCGTTTCTCCTCGTCTCTTATTGTAATTGTTAGCTCAATGCTCATGGTCATACTCCATCTTTTTTTTCTGAACAAAATTCAGCACTAAATCAAGAGCCGATTGAAATCCTCTCGTATAGGCATTTTCTTTAAAAATCTTATTCAGTTCCATTTGATTATAGATATAGGTTACAATATCATTGTACATTTTTTCCCTCCTCGACACTTAATGCATAAACACGAAATCCAAGAATATGGAATCGACAACCTAGACTCTCTGCCAACGCGTCCTTCTTTTCCGCATTGCGTACATGTAGATTCAGAATCTTTTATTGCCTCATCAATCAAATCATTTATTTCGTCATTTTCAGAACTTAAAAAATATCTTAATGATCCAAATTTTTCTTTGATGGCAATAGGGTAAACATTTTCTATTTGTTCCCTTTTACAAATTTTAATAATTTTTTCTGTAAGAATTTCAATTAATTTATACCATCCGGGGCCGCAATCAATAGTCTCACATTTTTTAAAAAACTCGGGATATTTTAAGACAAGAGGCAAGTAGGCATCGCAGGAAACAGTTAAGGCTTGGTTACATCTTTCCATTTGGGCGTCATTGGTGGTTTCTTTTTCGACATTTTCTTTTCCTTGGGCTTCCATGGCGCTAATTCTCTTCCTTCTATAACAATGATATTTTTATTTTTAAAATATACGTTTTCATAATCCTGCACGATTGAATGTAAAATTTTTCTTGAATACAGCAAACCAAATCTATATTTTCTTGCCAAAAGCAACGTGGATAAAACCCCAAATTTATTCAATAAATCTATATGATCTTTCGTATACATGGTCTGATAATTACCGTTTTGTTGTAAATTAAAGCGTCCAATGAGCAACGCAAGTTCCTATGGCTGAGCCTATTATAATACAAAGTATTATCCATAATATAAATTCAAATTCCAAATGCCCTCACAACCCCTTCTGGACAGGGTCTAATTTTTATATGTTTTGCCTCTTTAAAACGGTAGATCTTGCGCTGGACTTGCCTTTTCAAATAAAGACGCATCAAAGTTAGAGGCTGGCACTTCCTCAATACCATTCTCAATACAAAATCTTTTAACCTGTTCGTTCATGGATTCCATAAGCTGGCCATTATAGGCGTGTGTTTCAAATTCCGCGTACCGGAAATATTTTGGCTGACCATTCACTTCTCTTTGAAAAGAGGGCAGGTTAAACCATTTCTTATCGCCACTTTGTACATGGGCTATTTTCCTGAAAATAAGCACAGCCGGCTTTTCAATTTTAATCTTGATATCCGCATAACCAATAGTTTTATTTTTATTGGCCTTTTCATAATATAGAACTTCCATTAACTACCCGCTTTCATAAGTTGAAAATTTAAATACACTTCGCATTTGCGGCGCATAATATCCATAAAATCGAGAAGTTGCCCGATTTCCGTCACAGCATCCGATGATCTTTTCGTGTCCAAAATGTTCAAATACTCAAGTAAAATCTTGAACTGTTCCCTAATGGGCTCATAAATGCTTTTCTTGGCTACTTTTTGTGCATCTTTTTCAAGGTTTCGGCTAACACAGCTCTTTTGCGTGTCTTTGGGTTTTTCGAATGTTCGGCTGCTTCCAGCTTCGATGCGGGGATTTTCTGGCCCTTTTTTACGTTTAGGGATTTTCGCAGACTGCCTTTTTCCTTGATTGCCTCTTGTATCCATTTTTTTTCACTCATTTTGGTTTCCTTAAATTCGTCGTTGAAATATAGTGGCCCCGGATAATATATCCGTTCCTTAATTTTATCATTCACTCACGGAACACCCCCAATCAATGGGGGTGTTTTTATTTTTTGGAACTTAAGATCATGAACCTATACAAGGTTCGCATTAAGTCACGAATTTCCTCTTCATCTTGCCCGGCTGCATATTCTCCCAGACGATCTAGCAAAAAATCCATGCGCTCCAAATTTGGAATGTTATTTTTAGCAAAGAAGTTGTCAATGATATTTTTTAACGCAGTTCTCCACGGAATCACTTTTTCTTTTTCATTTTTTTGCATGACTCGATCTCTTTGTCAAATTTCTTGTCCATTTTCATAAGCTTCGAAATATCTTTCTTTGCCTTTTTCTTGTCGTTCTTTTCAACATCTTTTTTTACTTTTTTGATTTGTTTGTCCACAATATTTCCCATGTGATTTAAAAACATTTCTATCAATTTAGTGACCTCTTTGCACCCGTCTACGACAAACGCATGTGGCTTCAAATTGGCTCGTGTTTTGTTAATTTGTCTCTCTAAAGATTTCAACATTCTGTGTCCTTTATTTCTTTTTTTTAGATTTGCCAGCTTTCGACATTGCGATGGCTACAGCTTGTCGCTGCGGTTTTCCCGCCTTGACCTCAGTAGCAATATTTTCACTAATAACTTTCTTGCTTTTTCCCTTCTTCAATGGCATACTGCCCCCTTAATTCAAGCGTTTTGTTGATTTCTTGGATTTCCTTATAGATAAACAACATTAAAATTATAATTACAAGTCTTGCTAACATATTTGTTCCCATCCTTCCCTTTCTTTCCAAAAGAGTATCTTATCTCCTGATTTCAACCGCAAGCCCTCCCATTTAATCCCAGTCCACCAAACAGGTATAGCCTTACCTTCACCCTTACCCCACACTAGATCGTACAACAGCGGCCTTGCAAACGATTCCTTGACCCAACCATCGCAATCCATCGGACAATCTTTGATTGTAAAGTCAAATTTCCCGATCTGATGTGGCTCAGATCTAGTTTTCCAGCGCTGCCTTTTCACTTAAACCAATCTCCTTTGACCAAAATTAAATTTTCTTCAGGAAAATATTTGTGAAATCTCTTAATTTTTGTGAGACTTTTTTTATCAAAGTAACCCTTGACCTCAACCCAGTAGTGGCTCCCGTCTGGGTTGGTAATTTTAAAATCCGGCAAGTAACTTCTTGTGCCGCGTCTGATACTTTCAAACCAAAAAGTTTTTGGCTCATGTTCCCACTCCTTGATTGCATTTGCTTTTTTTAAGCCCTCCAGATAGAGGGCATACTTGTACTCCCAGTTAGAGCGAAAGAAAATGCGGCGATCACCCACCTGCTGCCAGCTTTGCTTGGCTTCAAAGGTCCTTCTTTTCCCCGCAATTTTCAATCGCCTCCTAACCAACATTTTTTATCTACATTCCTTGACTTCTTAAATCTTCATTTTCCCAAAGAGTTATGATGGTATTCTCAGAAGAAAATAATCTGCTCGCCGTTCTTGGTTCATACATTTGAGAAATTTGAGATTTGTTTAAGTTTGAGGTAAAAACCGTAGGCTTCTCCATGTTGTAACGAATGTCTATTGCATTGAACATCACTTCTTTACGCCAATCATTAGGTGGAGTAGAGCCTATATCGTCGATGAATACAAACCCATCATCCAAACACAATCCCAATGTCTCCATGTAATCTTGGTTGCTGTCAATTGCATCTCTGAGACGTGCATATAATTTTGCTTCTTTCCAATAACGCACAGTGTCATAACGCCGAAAAACAAAATCAACTAAAGCCGCACAAAGGTAAGTTTTACCCGTTCCTGGAGGACCGAGCAACACAAGATTATTTTTCCCATTTTTCATCCAAGCCCATATTCTTTCGACATCTTCGCTATGAAAGCTCTTGTCAATTGAGCATCCTCTGGCGTTCTTGTAGCGCGCACCGAAGTGGGTTTCCTTGAAGTTGTCGGCTCTTCGCTGAAGGGCATCGCTTCTTTGCTGTAATTGTTCTTCATTGCTTTCAAATTGCATTTTTCAATCTCCATTTTTGATTCTAGTTTAGCAATATTTTTTTTGATTCCCGAAGGGGATACTATGACACTTTTCCAAAAATCATCCTTAAAAATCCAACAAATTAAGGCAGTTAGATGAGAAAAGCTTTTCTTTTTCAGAAGCTGATCAAAGATTTTAGGCCAGTTTAGGGTGCTGTCGTTAAAGTGCGGATTAACATAAGAAATTTCCTGCTTGAGTTTTTCACTCAATTCCTGAGCCTCTGGCGAAGGTTTGTGCAGAAGTTCGGGCGAAGATTTTTGAGGAGATGTAAGAGGAGATATATCATTAGTTGTATTATTATATATATAAGGAGAAGGGGTACCCTCGACGAAATTTTTTTCGTGTCGACCATGAAGATTTTTTCGTGTCGCAAACATTTTTTGAGAATCATCATTTTCGTTGTCATCCGGACATTTTTGTCCCTTCGCAAACATTTTTTGAACATCAGGTGTTATCCAAATTTTTCTAGAAGTTTTTATCCCCTTTTTTGAAATTTGTACTTTTATGAACCCATGTTTTTTTAAAGATTCCAACCAATATTGGATCACCCTTGTCGTTACCCCATAAAGTTCGGCAAAATATTCATTGGAAGCCCAACAATACCCATATTCGTTTGCTAACGCGGTGAGCTCGCCATAAAAAAGTTTTGCATTAGGCTCTAGGTCCTTACAATATCTTACTCCCGCTGGAATAATCGCATAAAAAGCTCTTTGCGGAATTTGATCATTCATGCTATGTTACCCTTATTGTATGAGTATCTTCCTTTTGGGCGTCCAGTTGTTGGGACGCCCTTTTTATTTAGGAAAGATACATGTTTTTTCTTGTTGCCACGTTTTGCCATTTATGGCAAACTGTGTAGAGTTTAACAAAAAAAAAGCCTCTTTTATTGCAAAAGGCGCTTTCTTTTGCTGGACTTCAATAACGTTGAGCCCAAAAAAAGCTCATGTAGTTAATCCTTGTTCTTTAGCTTACCAGGGCTGCCACCCATAGCGTAAGCAGTTGTTTTAGTCACAGCCCCCACCCTGGGGGCTTTTTCTTTGTATTGAAATCTATGCTCTAAATTGAGATAGATGACAAGAATTTTTTAAAAAAGTCTGAAGCATGTTAATCTAATTTAAAGACGCTTGCAATGAAAATCTTCATGAGATTCACTTAAAATAAATTTTGGCACACTGCTCTTTTTCATCCCACTCCACTCTAAAAAAACCTTTTTTATTAAAGGCATGGTCGACAAAGTCGGCTAAATTAAGCTCTCCATAGGTTAATTCGATCATCTTTTTCCAATATTTCTCAGGCCATTCTCGATATTCGCAGAGATATTGAGTAAACCGTATGGACTCTGTCCCCAATTGTTTTGCCATCCAGTTTAACCTAATTCCCTTGTCTGCGGAAAATTTCCGTATCTTTTCTGCTATGCTCATTTCTTTCCTTTTTTCTGTTTACTTAAAAGTTACGTTTTTGTTATCATGCATCATAACGAACAAGGACCTTTAAATCAAGAGGGAAAAATGGACGAAATCATGGAGATCATAGACAAAATAAATGCCGCTAGTCTAAGGATGGAGGAAACGGCATTAAAATATTTAGTGATACTAGAAGAGTTAGAAGCATTAGAACAAGAGGTTGCAAACAATGGATCTTGAAGACAAAAGAGCGCTCTACCCGCGTGTGAGCGACATAATCGGAAAACAAAACGGGGATGAACTGAAAAGCGTTCCCTTAGAAGTACTGGCCAATGCCTGCATTAGGGGAGAGAAAATTCACCGCTATTGCACAGCTTGGTTAAATAATCTTTGGGTAGATGATATTGAGGCGGAATATGTCCCCTATTTTGAATCTTTCAAAGAGTGGGCGCAAGAAAATATTGTCAGTTGCTGTTATTCAAATGTAAGACTTTATGACGATGTAAAGCGTTTTACAGGTGAGTTTGACATGATTGTAAAGCTCACAAATGGAAAGCTGGCTTTACTGGATATAAAAACCTCATGCAACAAGTCAAAAACATGGCCTGTCCAGCTAGCAGCATACATTCATTTATGCAAAGAAAATGGGTATATTTTTGATACGGTTTACAACATCCACCTGAAGAAAGTAAAGCCAGCGGAGTTTGAAGAAATAGAGGGGAAGAAAGTGCTAATTTCTCCCCCCAAGGTGAAAACATGTGCAATTGAATATATCGATATGAATCCTTTTTGGGAAATATTTTCTAGTGCTCTTAAGTGCTATGATTATTTTGATAGGAAGGAGGTAAAAGAATGTTGAGATCTGAACCCTATTTCGATGAATGGAAGGAACAGATTTTGCCTTACCGATGCCGATTGAGAATTGATGAGGTTATGACTGACATTTTGGGACGAGGTGACCGTACAAGATTTCAGAAAATCTATGATGCTATTTATGAGCTAGTAGAGGGAGATATCGAAGAAGAACATATTGACGAACAAGGAGATAATACATGAAAAATTTAGGAAAATTGAAAGAATTTTGTGATGAAAAACACAGAAAAATGGAAGAAATTAATCAAGATATAAAAGATCTAGAAGAACAATTGAAAAGATCTGGATTTTTAAAATTTTCATTTAAACCTTTTGAAACTAGTCATATAAGTCTTTTTTGGTGCCCTATCGACAAACGTTTACTTTGTGGAGCAAATTATGTACACGGAGCTATAAAGCCTTTAATTGAATGTGATATGGAAACAAGAATAAAAATGCATGTATTTTTAGACAGATTTATTGATGAAATACTTATTAATGCAAAAGGAGAATAACATGAGTTTACAAACATTTGCCTCTATCCCATCCGAGACAGAGCTTAAATCTTATCAAATCGTGGCTACAATTGCCGCAAACAATCCTCACTGGAAAAAGCTGGGAGGAAACGGAAAGCCGGAAGAAGTGACGGCGACAATTCTTTCAGTGATGCTTTTAGCCAGAGAATTGGGATTTAGCCCCATGGTGGCGATCAGTGGAGGAATAAACAATATCCAAGGAAAGTTTGAAATTAGCGCAAGGCTTATGAATCAGGCAATGCGCTCCCGAGGACATAAAATGCAAGTGCGCGTGCTTACCGATGAAGTTTGTACTATTTGGGGAAAGCGTAAGGACACCGGAGAAGAAATGGAAGTGACCTACCATATTGAAGAAGCCAGACGTTCTGGTTTAGTCAAAGACGGGGGCCCTTGGAAGAAGATCCCGCAGGACATGCTTTTCGCTCGTTGTATGTCACGATTAACAAGAAGGCTAGCACCTGACTGTATTGGAACCTGTTATGGTGAAGGAGAGCTTCAGGAAACGATCTTGAAGCAATCCCCAGAATCTATCGAGCTGCCCAAGAAGGAGGAGTTTGAGTGTGCAGATATTGAGCCGGCCGTAGAAACGGTTTTGGAATTGCCTGAAACTGTAAACCGAAATCGGATTGAAGAGTTTATTTCCGAGTCGGCTTTACAGACAAAAAAAACTATAGCCGACGTTAAAAAAAGAGCGTCTGAAAATCTACAGGGATTTCTTAAGATCTTCGGCATGTGGGAGGAAAAAAAATATCCCAAAACAGAAGAAAATTTCTCTTTCGATCTTTTGGAAAATGCAGTTTAATTGATATAGTGCGAAATGCAAAAAAGTCGTTGGCGGGGAGCTCGTAAGGCGGTCTTACGGCTTCCCGTTTTTTTTACCAGGAATAAACTGCCTGGAATTCTATGCGCCTGTTATTGTCCAAGCCGCTGTAATCATCATAAAGCGTAAACTTACTCTCAAGAAGTAAAGAATCTGCCAGAGCATAACTCGCCTTTAACTGGGCTCCCTTTCTGAATCCCTTGAAGTCAATGTCTGAAACACACAGGCTTTTAGCTGAGTGAAAACAAACATCAAATGAAAAATCACCTGTTTTTTTGATTTTACCTAGAGTAAAACCAATATAGAATCCATCGTTATTATTTCTATGTTGGTGATTAAGCAAATAAGCGCCATACACAAGCGTTTCTAAAACTTCATAAGACATTGTAATTTGCGAAATTGTGAAATGGTAATCAGGATCAAAAACAGGATGGCCATTGACCTTAACGACAGGTGAATTCCATTCTGTAAATGAATATTTCAAAGTCAAAGGACAGGCGGCAATATGGCTGAATACAGCTTCTCCGATCCAGGCATAATGGTTATTAGCTGTATTTACAATATGGGGACCACCATGGACGACAAAATCAAATAATCCAATCTGATTAAAACTGTAAATCAAGTGCGCTCCGTTGAAATTGGAGTTAAATTGCATCTTGCTGTCAAACATCGACTCCATTTTATTTCTGCCGATCTCGATACCCAGAGTCATTTTTTCAGATTCATAAAATCTCCAACCCAGAAAAGCTTTTTCTAACCAGATACGGCTATCTTTTCCGTTAAAAGTAGCGGCATTCATTTTTACAGATACCCATGACTTATCTGTGAAATAATCACACCACATCGCCGTCTCTGTTTTAAAGCCATGTGCGTCAATTCCGCCCCATTCTGAGCGCCACTTTGTACGTACATCTCCATGTAAATTTATATTTTTTATCAAGTTCTGGTTGGATGCAAAAAGCCCGTTGACTAATAATAGCGGCAAAAATATAAATTTGATCGCATACTTCATTGTTTTCTCCTTTGTTAAAGCCGGAACTCTCCGGCTTTTCTTTTAAAATTAATAAGTGGTTGCCATAGCATAGATCGCCCATAACATGAAAGCAAATGCTACGAAAAAAAAAGCAATTAGAAATCTCATGCGAGATCTCCATCACTTGGCTTTCTGGGGCCACCTCCAGGTAAATGGGGATGAGGGATAAAATCTGGGGGCCAGAATTCACTAGATTGCTGATCGTCTTCTTTCACTTCGCAATGTTGGTGAGCTATACTTGTCCCAAAAAGGATGAGTACAAAAGCGGTCAAATAAAGAGCGTTTCTGATTTTCCAAACTAATTTATCTTTCATTTTTCTCCAATTTTTCTGATTTTTCATCTGCAATTTTTGCACTGCGGCATAGACTAAGCGCAGAGACAAATGTGACCACGACAATAAAAAATACTATAAGCATCATTGCCCCTTTAAAATCAGAATGTCAGCTAGACAAATTTAAGAAAATGAGAAACATTAGACAAAAAAATAATTTATAGTCTGATTGGAGACAAGTAAAATTTTAATTTGTAAAGTAAAAACCATTCATCGCAAATTCAAAAGTATTGGTGATTTGCGTGTTAGTTAGGTTTGCTAAAGCCGCAGATGGACTGACTTGATATATTAATCCTGTAGTGGCACTATTGTTAAATTGCAAAAGCAGCGTTGTGTAAGAGGCTGTCAATGTGCAGTTCTGCATCAATGTCACCCCGACATTATTATTAGTCCCGTTTGCACCGGATGCAACAGGGAACCCAGTTACTGCCACATTGCCTACTTGGGCTCCTTTGCTTGAAAGAACTACATGCAAGCTAAAATAAATAATGGATCCGAGTTGATAATAATAGCCCACTTGACCTGTATAGGTTATGCCAGTCGTAGAGCCACCAATACTTATGGCGGGAGTAAAAGCTGTGACTGTTGCTGTTTGAGTGGAGGTATTTATGAGTTTGCTCGTAACAAAATTATTCAGACCATTGACTAATGTTCCGGCACCGGTAATCGCGTTGGTATTAGATGAATTTACAGAATTAAATTCCACTGAGGCGCCAGCACCAGTTCCAATAGAAATACTTGAGGCCGATCCGGAGGTAATACGATTATGACGAGCAGCGCTCCCTGCTCCTGTGCCATTAAAAGTAAGTCCCGTAGAATTAGTCGCCTCTGTATTTACTTCGCTATATTTTAAAAGCATAGTCCCAGTGCTAGTGGTTGAAATAGGACTAAATAAAATGCTATAAATAATATTTACCGCGCCTGCTGAATTAGAAAAAGCTGTGGTTGAATTTCCGGTATTAGTGACATATGCATTTGAAATGCTTAGAGTTCCGGCGCTAGATTGACTATATAATGCGATTCCTGTAGTCCCTATATTACCTGTGCAATATTCAAGATTAATTTGTGATGATGAACTTGAGCTTGTATAAGAAATTCCAGTATTATTCGTGCAATTAAGATTACAGTTATTAAGATTAACAACCGAAGCAGCTGATCCGGTAACGGCCAACAAAAAATCACTATTTGTCTTTAATTCAATTCCGGTAATATTCACAGTCCCCGCGGCTGTGAATGTCAATTTACCCACTATAGTGACATTGGCAGATCCACCTTGTAGTCCTGAATCACAAACGAATGCTGTTAAATTTACATTGGCAGTAAGCGTTAAATTTTCTGTATATGTACCAGGTTGAATAAAAACGGTTTGATTTCCTCCTTGTGACACAGCTGCTGCATAGGCGGATGCAATCGTCGTATAGTTGGCGCCATCAGGACTACCCCCAGCACTTACAATGAAACGCGCTACATGAAGATCAGTCACGACTAGTCTATTAACCGTCGCAGTGATGTTAGGAGAAGAATAGCCAATACTAAGAGAGCCATCGGGGGAAGTAACACTTCCTACATTGACGTGAGAGCCGCCTACATTAACGTTTGTCGTCCCTATCCATAATTGTCCATTTGTGGCTAAACCATTGGATTCAGCTGGACTTGTATTATTTGCTGCCGTAAAGTCAGCATTTTTTGCAAAGACTACATCATTTTTTATTCCGGCCATTGTTATCTCTTTAGTAAATTTAAAAAATAAAATTCAGTTTACAACACCATATAGCTTAAAAGAACCAACTGTAAAGGTTCCTGTTCCGGGGAAAATTTTAATGGCATTGCAATTAGCAGCTGAAGATAAAAACCCATCTGCGTTTATCCAATAGCCTGAATCAAAATTTCCACAAGATTGATAGAATACATTTTTATAAAGAGAAGTACTATTTAAATTAAAAATAGATGCTTCACAGCAAAAATTTGTCGTTGCGCTATCATTATAACCATTATTGAACAAAATACCAGATAGACCTGTTGCTGCAAATCCTCCAGAACTTGCTGAGCCAGCTGATTGAACAGCACCTGCAACCGCATAATTGGAATTGATCCACGTCCCTCCATTATCAGAAGAAAACTGCATCGAAATACTTCCATTGCCTCCGTTGGTAGTCACTCCATAAATTAGAAGCTTATATACGTCATAGCCTGTAATCCCACTTATAAATTGAATGTCCGATGAGGCACTTGCTTGTTGTGATGAAATTAAAACTAATGTTCCGCTGGTAGGCGCAATTCGATTTATGGTAGCCGTAATATTTGGAGAAGAATAACCGATCGTTAAAGAACCATCTGGCGAAGTGATATTCCCTACATTGACGTGAGAGCCACCCACATTGACGTTCGTAGTTCCAATCCACAATTGCCCATTGGTAGCCAATCCATTGGATTCTGATGGGCTTGCGTTATTAGCTGCCGTAAAGTCAGCATTCTTCGCAAAAACTACATCATTTTTTATACCAGCCATTTTTATACACCTGCTGTAACTGGCACATATGTCACGCATCCATTCCAGTTAATTATCGTTCCGAGAGCACCCGTTGCTCTTAAAATTACGCTTCCTCCTGATACGACAAATGTAAAGGAAGCCGCTACCAAGACAAGATCGCTTTCTGTAATCGGGCTTTGCACACTAATAAGTGTAGCTGTAACTCCATCAGTTCTTACAACTCCAAAAAGAGTTCCTCCAATGCCTGATTGCGTCGCTGCTTTTCCCGCTATGTTTGCTGTTAACGTATATGTTGCAGCCGATGATCCTAAAGCAAGAGTCACTAAATCGGCTGTTCCAACATCGATAGTTGTCCCTGTTCCGCAGGTTGTAGGCTGCTCTAGCCCAAAATATTCTGTGAAAGTCCCAGCATTCCCACGAGTGACAAGCCCTGGGGCTAACGGATCAGATAAAGTAAAAATGATACCCGCACCATTTGGGCCGACTGTTATGCCATCATCTCCTTGTAGATCTGTAACAGACCCAGGAGGAGGAGGGCCCGAAGAAGCATTTTTATAAATCTGACTCATTTACTGTCCTGTTGCGTAAAGATAAGAAATCGAAAAGGTGCCTGAAGCGCCAGTTCCGTAAAATGTGGTGCCTTTATCAATTGTAAAATTGGGGGCAACGCCATGATTGCCCCGCATGTCTAAAACAAGAGCTTCTCCTGCTGGAAAGGTTCTCCAAGTTGTCGTGCCCCCATCTATGGAAATAGCAATACTGACAGCTCCTTGGTTGTCAAATATGATTTGAACAGGATTATATAAGAGAGTGCCGATTTTGACGGCAGCTCCAGTCATGACCGCTGATAACTCGGCTGGAAAGCCCGCTCGCTGACTTATATTTATGGACATATTTACCTTTGTTAGGCAGCTTCTGGCTCACCTGTTTCTTCTTTTGTCTCTTCCGCAGCTTTTTGCTGAGCTGCGATACTTTCTTCGATTTGTCCAATCAACTTTGTGATTTGAAAAAGCGCTTCTTTCACATGAGCAATTGGCGAACTATTGTCGCAATAAAAACTATAAGTCCTATTATCTAGTTGTGTTTCAAGAGAAGTGAGATTTTTAATCATTCATATACCTAAAATTTGAATTTAACAAACATCTCTTAAATATCTCACAACCCTATAAAGTTCAATCCCCACCTTAGGTTTGACGGACAATTACATAGTCAAATGTGGAAACGTCTGTCGCAACTGCAACACCCGTAGCACTATAAGATGCAATTGTAAAGCTAGCCCCCGCACTGATTGTAGTAATGGGAAATCCTAAAGCAGGAGATCCATTTAATGCAGACCGTGTGACAAAAATTCTGTCCCCAGCTGCTATATTTGTATTAGCAACCGTAACAGTTCCAGCTACTAAAGTGGCTCTGCCTATAAAGTCAGTGACCGCACCGCCATTCATGCTAATTTTTGTGGCCACGGCAGTCAGGTTGACATCACCTGTCAAATTGATTCCGCCAGATCCCGCTTGAATAGTTGTCGTCGAAGTTGTGTTTGTCGAGCCAATGGTAACCGTTTTTACGGCTCCTCCGGTAGCCACGTTAACTGTGGTTGCTGCTGCGTCTGCACTGACGTTTATTGCTCCTGTACCGGTCGCTAATGTCCATGCGCCATTTGTGGTTGTCCAGACGTTTGCACCGGTTCCTGAGTTGTGAACGATTGCTGTTGCGCCGGTTACGTTACCGATGGTGATTGTTTTTGCAATCGCCGTACCGATGTTTATGGCTCCTGTGCCTGAATCTACGACTACTGATGTGGCTCCAGTTTGGTTTCCTATAGTAATTGTTTTAGCTGCGGCATCTGCTCCAATATTGATTGCCCCTGTACCAGTGACTAAGCCAAAAGTGCCGTTCGTGGTTGTCCAAGAAGAAGCTCCTGTGCCCGAATTTACAACTACAGCAGTGGCGCCTGTCACATTACCAATAGTAATTGTTTTAGCGGCTGCGTCCGTTCCAAGGTTAATTGCCCCTGTGCCCGTGGCCAAAGTGAACGCGCCGTTCGTGGTATTAATACTTGACGCTCCTGTTCCTGCGTTGATGACAACCGCAGTGGCGCCAGTCACGTTACCGATAGTAATTGTTTTGGCTGCGGCATCTGTACCTACGTTTATGGCCCCTGTTCCTGTTACGAAAGCAAGAGTGGCATTTGTAGTTGTATAGGTAGATCCGCCTGATCCTGTGTTGATATTGACAGCTGTTGCACCAGTAATATTTCCTATTGTCACCGTGTGGGCAATTGCGTTTGTTCCCAAATTCAAAGCGCCTGTGCCAACGTTTAGAGAAATTGCTGTTGCGCCTATGGAGTTGCCTAAAGTAATTGTGTGGGCCGCAGCATCTGCGCCAATGTTGATTGCTCCCGTGCCTGTGACAAGAGAAAAAGTCCCGTTTGTGGTGGTGTATGTTGAGCCTCCAGTCCCTGCAGTAATATTAACCGCGGTGGCTGCTGTGGCATTTCCGATGGTGATCGTCTTGGCAATCGCCGTACCGATATTGATAGCTCCGGTACCAGAGTCTACAGTGACACTTGTAGCCCCTGTTTGGTTACCAATTACGATTGGTTGAGCGATGGCATTTGCGCCTACAGTCACACCTGCTGTTCCTGCATTGAGCACGACTTGAGTTGCTCCTGTCGAGTTACCTATTGTAATCACACGCGCTGCGGCGCCAGTTCCCACATTTATATTTTGAGCTACGGCATCATTACCGATGCTGATCACGCCTGCGGAAGAATTTAATTCTAAAACACCAGTCGAATCTAAAAGTAGAGTGTCAGCGGAATTTAAAACAATGTCACCAGTGCCTGTGCTTGTCACAGTAAAACTACCTGTTCCGGTGTTGACTGCAACCGCAGTGGCGCCTGTCACATTCCCGATTGTAATCGTGCGCGCGCCTGCCCCAGTTCCCACATTTATGGCGCCTGTGGAAGCATCGGCGCCTAGATTAAGAGCGGTAGCTCCCGTAACGATTGTCGCGCTTCCGTTTAAAGTAGAGAGACCGGTAACAGTTAAAGTGGAGCTAGCAGAAAGAGTGGTAAAGGCGCCTGCTGCCGGAGTAGTACCTCCTGTTGCGGGAGGGGCTGCAAAAACAGCTGCTAAGTTGCTAGGTTGTACAGCCAAGGCTGTGATACCTGGGACAGTTGCAGTTCCAGCAACTGCTTGTGCATCGGTAGCCAGATTTGTGATCCCTGTTACACCCGTTTGAGCAATTGGGGCACCAGCTATGACCAGAGCATTTACATAATCAAAAATCGTTTTAACAGCTGGCACTAAGGTAGTCGAAGTTCCTGTAGACATCTCGCCAGCTGTGGCTAATTCTACAATACCTGGTGTTGTGGTCGTAGCATAAGCATTACCGCCTGCCTGCCAAGTTGAGCCGTTATAGATATATTCTGTAGGAGGAGAAGTTGAACGGTCAAAAAATTGTTGCCCCAACCCACCTTTTAAACTTGCCGGAGGAGGGCCATTTCCTGCAATTGCCCCAGGAGGGACGTTGATTAAACCACCGATGCCGTAAACTAGACTCACGAGAAACCTCTTTGTTATGAAGCTTCAATGTAAAGCAGTTTTACATAGAAAATATATAGTCAAAATTTTAAATTAAAGATATTCACAATCTACACTTTGTTTAGTAAAATATATGGAAGAGAAAGACTTAACAGATAAAGACATAGATAGGCTTCAAGAAATTTTAAATCAAAATTCTGTTTTAAATGGGGCATGCATAGAATGGACTGGAAAATTGTCTCAAGGATATGGTCGATTTATGGCTTTCAAAAAATCGTGGGGAGCACATAGAGCTGCATACTTGGTAAAAAATAAATTTATTCCTGAAGATTTTTTCATTTGCCACAAATGTAATAATAGAAAATGCATTAATCCCGATCATTTATATGCTGGAACTCCAAAACAAAATTCTCAAGACCTTAAGAACTCAGGATATTATCATATAATAAGAGAAAAAATAGTAAAAAGTAGAAAAGATAATTTAAAAATAAGAGAAACAAATTTTAATAAATACTTATCGGAATATCTGACAGTAAAGGAATTTTCAAGTATATTAAATGTGCATCCAAATACTATATTAAATTGTTTACATAATGGTCATATACAAGGCATCCGTACAGGGATTGGCAGTCGATCATCCTACAGAATACATCGAAGTGAATTTTCTAGGATGGGATTATTTGACCTTGAAAAAATCGTAGATCAACTCATCGAAAAAAGAGTGCAGAATAATCCTAATGTGTTATAATACATGGCAAAAGGAGATCCCAATGGATACAACTCAGGCATTTGCGGTCGCTGGAATCATTGCTACAAATTTAATCACAATTATAACTCTATATATGCATTTAGATAATAAATGTGATAAAACATTAAGAGCAATTCAGATGGAAATGAAAGAATTCCATGGAAAATTGATAAAACAAGATGCTGAATTTAAGAGTGCAATGCTCATTATTGAAGAAAGAATGAAAAAAGGAGATAGAACATGTTAAAAATTTCATTAGAAATCATCGGTTTGCTTGGAGGAGTAGCTACGGTTCTTGGCCTGCTTTTAGCGCCTATGATTTATATCGGTGGCAAAATTGATAAACTTAGAGAAGATATGCATGCAGAAATGAAAGATTTTCATGGTAAATTGTGTGCTATTGAGGAAAGGAATAAAAAATGATTTGGATTTGGCCTATAACATTTTGTATTGCTGTTTTGGGATGGGGAATTTATTGGAGTGTTCCGCATGGAAAGTGATGAAAAAAAATCTGAAGTTAATTATGAAAAAATCGGTGTGTATACCGCCATTATGATTGGATTTCTTACTTTGATGTTTTATATTGTAGACATTAAAGTAGATGTGGCTAAATTACAAATCAAAGTTGAGCATTTAGAAGGTATAATAAATGTTAAATACGAGATAAAAAAATGAATAAATATGCTGAACTTTTAATTGTAATTGGTTCATTAGGAACAATGATGTGGGGCATGTTGAAATTCATGCTTAGAGATATACATAGTGATCTATTGAATATTAAAACTGAACTTAAACGGTCTGAAGAAAGAATAGATCATCTCTATCAGATTTGTGTTGATATACTTAAGACTAGGAGATGAGAAATAATGGGAATCGTTTTATGGATATGGTTAGTTGGTCTTTTTGGGATTGCAGCTTATTGGTCAGGTAAATTGACTTGGTGGCTAGGAAAGAAATTGTTTAATTTTCTTCTTCATTAATCAATTTCATCAAATTTTCTTCGCTACCAAATTCTTCTTGAATTGCTTTTGATAAATTTGCTGAAGCTTCGGCAAATGCTCCTTTCTTAGAAGATGCAGCTCCTTTTAAAAATCCTCGATAAGCTTTACGAGTTCCTGGTCTGGTAAAAAGCATGCCTGCAACTCTTTGACCTGCTCCCTTACCTATTTCAAAAGCGGTACCTAATCCAGCAGTGGCTCCATGTTTTAGGAATAAAAGACCAGCTTTTAAAGGTGTCAGATCAGAAACAATTTCTCCTACAGTTTTAGGATTTTTTAGACGACTAAATACTTTTGCTTCTGCTTCTTTTCCATAATGAGCAATATCAATCATCTCTTTGACAGCATCTTTGCCTAAGTTTCTTTCCAAAAATTTACGATTGCCTTTTTGTTTTAAAATGCTTGATAATTTATTAACATTATATCCATTTTCAAAAGCAGGCGATATAATATTATTTACTTGATTGACTTTTGCTGTTTCATGAAATACCTGATTTCCAAACCAAAGTTGACGAGCTAAATCTGTTTCACCGGATGTTTTCATTGCTTTTTGGATTTGGTCATTTAGCTGTGCATAAGTTTCGCGTACTTCCTGTTGTGCTCCCGTAAACTCGGCTTTGCGATATAAATCTCTTACGTTTTCATTGTAATTTCTGGTTTGATCAACTGCCTGTTCAGCAGTCACATTTTTAGGTTGGCGCCCTTTTTTTATTTTTTCTAAAGGCTTCCCATGAATATCAACTAATCTTACTGCCTCAGGAGGAAGAGGCGTTGGTTTTTCACTAAGAGCTTTATATTCATCCTTAAGTATTTTTATCCTTACTTTATCTGGAGTGCTTAATGAAGGAGCTGTTTTTTCTAATCTAGAAATTTCGTTTTTAATCCAATTTAAAACGGGCGCAACATCAATTGAAGATTCTCGACCTGCTTCTCTGGCTTTTTTATCAATTTGTTTTGCAGTTTCCTCCATTCTTTTATAGGATCTTTCATATACAGCTTCAGGACTAACACCTAATTTTTCAGCTTCATTTGTGGGAAGTTGTCGAGAGATAATATCATCAATTGCTTTTTCTGATGCTTCATTGAGTTCTGACCGAAGCTTTTCTGTTTTACCTTTAGATAAAACAGGGGTTACTTTAGTTTGCCCCTCTACTTCCATTCCTGCATGTGTAGGAAGATTATGTTTTCCTGCAATCTGTCTCAATGCCTGTTGCTCTGGAGTCAACGCTCTTTCTACTATTTTTCCAGAAGCAGCTCCTCCTGCGGAAGTCAACCCTAAAATTTCCGATAAGCCTTCTGGCAATCCTAATAACTGAGCTAATTCTGAAACTGCTGGGGCGGTTACGGCTGCTGTTCCTTTTTGAACTAAAGAACCTGGTTGAAATCCTCCAGCAGTACCACCTAATCTCAATGCTTTCTGATATCCTTCTTTTGCCTGTAGAGGCAATCCTGTTTTTTCTTCTACTAACTTTTCAATATTTCCTTGCGTAGGAAATGCTTGAGCTGCTTCAGATACCTTTTGACGATATTTATTTTCATCAAAAGGAATGCCTTCGCGTTCATGAATCGCTTTCAGATTTTCTAAAAATTCTGGATCAAGCGCTTCTCCAACTCCCATCATTTGCACAATATCGGCAGGATATGTAAATTTTTGAAGAAAACCACCAATTGGTTGATAGGTAGTTCTTAATGCATTTTTCCCAAAGGATTCTTCATCCTTAGCAGCACGTTGTTTAAATATACTTCCATTGGGATTTTTAGTACGTTCTTCAAAAATGCTAGGCATTAAAATTTGTACCCTTTTTTCTTAGCCAATTTTTCTGCCTCTTTCCAATTGCCATTAGCTTCAGCAAGAATCTGATCGACAATCGCAATATGTTCGGGATTATTAATATCTAGCTTCATATTTTTCAAATTTTCAGCATCTTTAATAATTGCTTGCTGTTGGTCTAAAATGCGATTAAATAGTCCTTCCATTTTTTCTTTAGAGCGTTCATCAACTTTTTTTTGGAATTGCAAAGCTCCTCCAAAGTCGCCTTCGGCTTCCAGTTCGGCTGCTGCTTCTCCTCTAATGACATCTGATTGTAATGCATCAATTCGGGAGCTAAGAATTGCTTTTTTTTGCTCATCTGTTAAATAAAGAGAAGCAATCTTATCTTCCAACAAGTCAATTTCTTTCATGCGAGTTTGACCTTGAAAGATCGTTCTTAGATCTTTGTACTCATCAATAATACCTGCTCTATAAACTACAGATTCAGGTGAAAGCAATCTTTCCCCTAGTCTAAAAGGTAATAATTGAGCCAGCACTGCATATGTAGGATCATCAATGTTTCCCGTTTCGATCGTTTCTATTAATCTTTGTTTATTTTCTATACCTTGTTGCGCAGATCTTGCCTTTTCTGCAATTTCCTTTCTGATCGGCATCGTTTCGTTGCGTAATGCTTCATCTGAACGTTTTTTTTCTTTTCCAGTTTTAAATTCAAATTCTTTTTGATTGTTCAACTGTGCAATCATGTTTTTAGCAAATTCCCTATTTCTAGGATCAGGATCTGCTAAACCTTTAGTCCATTTTTTTATTTCTTTATCATAATCTCGTGTGGATTTATCGAGAGTTCCTCTTGGTTGGATAGGCTCGTTTTCAGGAGCTGTAACATTTTGAGTTGGTGTAAACCCCTCATTCTCATTAAATAAATCTGCTAATCTTGTGTCCGATCCTTGTTCCCTTAATGCATTGATAAGAGATTTGGTACTACCACCTGATGTGATGCCTGCTGCTTCATATGCATAGGCTCTTTTCATACCTTCATCGAGACCTTCAAGAGAAGGATCATTCATGATTTGTTCAGCATATGCCTTTTTTCTATCCAGATCTGCTTTGCTCTGGCGGCTTTTAATATCTCCTGACAGCATTTCAGCTCTTACTCTAGGATCGCGTACATTGCGATAAATATCTCCAAACTCATTCGCTAATGCATTTCTTTCTTCGCGTTCATTCATTGCACCTTTGATATTTCCAATGCCTTCTCCAATATCACGCGTTGCACCGGACATTGCTTCTAAAAATTGTTCGAGTTTACCTTTGCCTCTTGGGATAATCTGTACCATTTTTCACCTATATAAACTTTGCAGCTGTGTCCATTGCATTTTTGCCTGTATCAGAAAAGAACTTTAAAAATTGCATAAGCTTGGATGGCCCTTTCTCCACCATAAATCTGTCATAGGGACGCTGATTTAAAAGACTTTCACTTAAGCCCATCAAATCCATAATAGCTTGGCGTTGTAATCCCTGGCGTTTTGAGGCTAGATCCTGGGTAAAGTCAGAGGCTGCTTGTGTTGCTGTGTTTTGGAAACCACTACTATGTCTGCCTCCTGTTCCCATGCCACTGAATCTAGAAGCCAAATTGCCGATTTGTCCTTGAAATTGGCGGTGAGCCGGAGCTTCCATTTCCTCAAAAAGCGCTTGATCTCCGGAAGCTAATCTATTCAAATAACTGCTTGGAGCCACATGTCCAAACATGCTGCTAAATAAATTCATTTGCTCAGGAGTGAATTGCTGGAGTTGACCAGATTGATAACCGCGTGGGATTTTGTTGCCAGTGCCGAAAGACATATATACCTCTTTTCTTTACTTTAACAAGGTAAAGAATAAATTTAAATTACGGTTGTGCTAACCATTCTAAGACGACATTGCCACTCTGTAAAGCCGGAGATCCAGCACCTGCTACAAACTCAATTTGAGTCGATGTAACATCAAAAAGAATCTGGCCAGCAATTGGAGTTCCTATGTTCCCAAAAATCAGTCCATAGGTCTTTGTCCCATCTGTATAGGAGCCGAAACACCGCACAAATTGGCCTGGCACTACATTATTTATTTGATGATTGATCGCATTCAGGGTAGTGAAAGTATAAACTTGCCTAAATCCCTGCTGTCGTTGATTGGCGACTAAAAACCAGGATTCTCCATTTAAAGCGGATCTTACGGTAGGAAAAAGAGAGATCGTCCGATTATTAATGGAATTTGCGATGTCAACACGATCCCTTGAGAGTTCGACACTCAATTCCTTGATTTCCGCGGGGAATTGTTTGGTTGTCGGGATATAAGGGACTTGGTTGACAACATTTGAACTCATAATTACGCCAACATTTGAGATTGTGATACGTCCAAAATAATCGAATGTAGCTCTATTTCTTCAAATTGATTATTGAAATCAGGATCTCTCATCTGAGTATCAGACATTGTAAAGCCAACCTGAATTGTGTCCCCAATCAACGAAGTATTTATCCGATGCCAAATCTGCGCTTGAGATGCCGCCGTGGGCATTTGCAAGTTAGTATTTGCCGGAGTCAAGCCAAGATTTGTGCTCTCTGGGCATGTATAAAGTAAGGTACTATAAACAAGGGCATTATTGGTGGAATTCGGATCTGGAACTTGAGGATCTTCATTATAGGCGTTAGCCCCATCTTGACTCAAAAAAATCAAGAGTGTGATCTGAGAGCTATTGGTTGTCGTCAGCAGATATTGTTGAGAACCGAGTCTGGTTTTACGCGCTGTATCCCAAGCTACAGGGAATTGTTTTGTCTGTATTTGAGGGACATACATTCTTGTGATTAAACCGCCCCCTAGATATGTAAAGCCGCTTGACAATGGGGGATTAAGTGAAAAACCATTGGAGTTTATGAAAACTACTGAGAATATTTTCCCATTCACCTCGGTAGAAATCGTACCTAAAGCGCCAGAAATTGTAATGTAATCACCATTGCTTAAACAATGATCTGGAGAAAAGATTGGCTCAACAGGCGTTGCTATTCCTCCTGAAGCATACGGAGTAAAGGCAAGAGAGTTTATGGATACAGTAAATTGTGTTGGAGTGGCAGAAACCACAGTTCCTGTGAGTCCATTTATCTGAGTCATTCCAACGACACCTGTGAATGTTATATGCTGTCCTACAACATAATTATTGGCAGCGGTAACAACTGCTTGTGCCGCTTGAGAAATATTGGTAATCGTTGTTGGAAAGGAGATATTTTCAATGTAAAGTGACGTTCCTTCCCCTGTCCCATCTTTATTCCTGAAAAGCACAAATCCCTGTTGATTTCCAGCAATCACCTCCGGTTGTAGCAAAGTTGAATTTCCTGCATCCCATGGTTCATCCCAGGTTTCCCAAGTGAGTGATGCTGGAAGTGTCGCCCAGGTTTGTCCTGTTTGTCTTCGGAATGTTCCATAAGTGGTGTAACTTTCTCTAAAAACACCCCAGCTTTGATCTCGGTAATTATATTGGAGAGTTTGGGTCGGAAATTTATAAGGAATTGAATTAACAGGATATGTGAAGAAAATCCATTCATTAATGAAATCTCTATGGGAACAAACGCGTTCAGTCCCATTTTCTGGAAGTTTTAATTCAAAAACCTCATCTGGAATTTCAAGGTCGATTCTTTGAGCGCTTGTTTGAGTGGTGATGATAAAACCCCGACTTCCCTTCGAAATCACTCCCTCATCCATGACAACAGAAGAAAAGCTACTTCCTGATCCCAGTTCTGAATTTACAAGGTAAAATACAAAAGGAATAATGTCATTTCCTGTGTAAATGAACCTAGCTTGAGCCCTTGTAAAGCCAATGATCAGCACATCTTCATTTGCCCCAACTGTGAGTATTTCCTGATCGATTGCGGCTTGTACGCTCCCACCAAACCCTGTGATATCTTCGAAATACGACATAGGAGTTGCCGTTTGATTAGTAGGAACTAGAATCGGAACATATCCAGGAGGCGTTGTAGGATTCAAAGGATAATTTAGAGCAGCTCCTGGAACTGTAAATGAAGCTGTATAATATGGAGTACCGTTTTGACTATAAACGACTGTATCTTGCAAATAGATGGGCGCTCCGGTCGAAGTTTGAACTACTGGCCCCAGAAATAGCAGCCTATCTTTAAAAGGCATAATCAGCCTGGCTCCCACTAAATAATATTGAGCTAAGGGCAGATCAGAGAAGGAATAATTCAGATTGGAAAGTGGGGGCATGAAATTTACCCAACCTAAATGACCATTCAAAGTTGGATTTGTGGCATTTCCGTTTGTAGGATCTCCGTCATACCAGCGTAAGCAATCTATTGTAGTGTCAGAACGGTTTGTCAGATATTGGACAATGCCAGAAGTTGTAGCTCCTCCCGCACCTGCTAATGTTGCATTTGGCAATTCGATCGTGATTGCACCGGGTGCGGTTCCTGCTATGACATATCCCGTTTGAAAATTAATTCCAGTTATTATTGCCGGATCAAATTCATTTAAAAAGACAAAATCTCCAGGAACAAGATTAGCTCCTGTGACAGTAATCACCACTGTGTTCCCGATGGGGGCAGCGACTGCTGTGATATGAGAGAATTGCATTCCTACTTTTGAAATATTAAAGGGAACAGCTATTCCATTTGTAGCCCACATGGCTCCCTGGTAATTAATTGCCCAAAATTGCTGATAGTCCTCACCATTCCAAGAAGTTGGAGTTACATTGGTTTTTTCTGTGTAACCTGGATATGTTCCCGTAGGAGGATTTTTATAAAAACTAACATCATAAATGTTATAGGGAAAAGCTGTGCTAATATTATAAGAATATTTTGTGTCAAAACCAATGGTTCCTGGAAACTGCGTAGAAACTGAATAAAAATCCTCTAATCCCATTGCTGGAAGATCAGGGAAATATAAAAATTGAGCACGGATTGTATTACCGGCTGCGGCTGCAATTTGGATGGCTCCTGAAGCATAATTAATGGTTCCAGAAGGACTTAGGGTTCCATCCATTGCAGGATCTGTATAAGAAATGGCAGATACCGTATCTACGATTACCACCGAGCCAGGAACGATATTTCCATTTGTCTGAAGGCTAAACGAAAAAGTTCCGTTTGAATAAGTGCCACTCAGCAAATTTCCATTGCCAGAGGCATCTAGAGTAATCGTATAGGGAACCGTGCCCCCAGGAGTATAAGATGCATTATTACTATTAAAAAATCTTTCTAATCTTCCAAGAAGAGTTGTTCCTCGTTTTCGCTTAACTCTCCCTCTCCACTGATAGGCGTTAATAAGAGTCGGGAAAGAGTCATTATCGATAACAAAAGCTGTCCTATCGTTTCGAAGACCCTTATTGATTGGGCCGACTACAATTTTTTCGCCCATTGAACCTCAAAGTTGCATAACCATTACTGAAAACTGATCTGGATCTGCAAGAACTTGCGATGCATTTCTAAACGCTAATTGAAAAGTAGTGGCATTTGTAATAGCATAAAAAACTTCTCGCGTAGCATTGAGACTATTTATTCCAATTGAAGGAAAAACTTGATAGGAACTTCCGGTTACAATATTTGCAGGTAAAGTAATTGTGAAAACTCCTACACTATTTCTTACAGCACTCATATTCCAAGTATTTAAAGCCAAACCTGCTCCATCAAATGATCCAAAAGCTTTAATCATACTAATCGGAAAGGCATAAACATCTGTTCCAGAACCTGCATTTTGATTTCTAAAAAATAATTCAGAAACGGTCGAAGCACTCGCTGTATTTGTGGCTGTGGCAGAAACCGTATTTGTGTAGAGTACTGCTTTTGGATCTGTTTGAGCTGGGGGTAATTGGCGGCTATTAAAAGTTACCTTTTGATGCTCCCCTCCTCCTGCGATTCCAAAAGTAATATGATCCACAGCTAAAATCGCTTTCTGAGATATATTATTCTGAAGCATCAAGGGCTGATCATTCGATGGATTGTTAGGAGCAGCCGGAATATTGTCGTAAAATGTAAAGCTCATGTGTTAAAAGGCCCTCCAATATTTGTATAAACGCCGATACCACTTCCGATACCTTTGCTATAAATTGTTTCTGTTCTTGTCGCCGTCCATTGTCTCTGACTTCTTTTCCAAACAAGTAATTCCTGCTCCCTAAATAAAGGCTCATAGAATTGAAATTGCTCTATATCTCCTGTATCTGAAAGAATCTTGCGAGCTGCACCTCGTGCTATATATTCAGCCATATATCCAAAAGGAATGGCTGCGCTTGTGTTTAGGAAAGCAGCTGGAGCCAGGTATGCTTCTAATTGAACGAGATATTGAGAGTCAGGCGGATTTCTCAATGTCAAAGTATTATTGTAATAAAGGATAGATCTAGGTAAACCAGTTTGAAAAAAGAAAACCTGTGCTGAAATATTTTGATCTTGAGGAATTGTAACAGGGAATGTCACATTTACCTCACCGGTCAAATAGTTTATTGTATTTGAGTTGACCGCAGGAGGCCCACCTACAGGCAAAAATTGATTTCCAAAAGGAGCTTTTCCTGGCTCCATTAAATAGCCCAGATTTACATTTGTATCCACAAACCAGCCACTGTCAGCTACTATCACATTATTGCCGTCCGCATCCAGACTCGTTAAATAAAAAGCTGATTGGACACTGGTTACGGGGACAGAGGCAATTCCGCTTGATATATTTCCTTGTGGAGCAACTGGAGGATCGACATTATTTCCTGTCTCTATAATTCCATTGATATCAATATGTCCTCTCAAAATGCCGTTAAATGGGGGATTTTGGGGTTGATTGCCTGGTAGCAATGAGATTTGAATCGTATAAGGACCTGCGCTGTTTGAACCTGTAGCCACAACTCCCAGATTTTGGACTACATTTGGAAAAAGACCATAAAAATCGCCTTTTTGAGTATGAAAAGAAACCTGGATGCCATTTATATAAGCTGGGCCTAAAAATCCTTGATAAACAGGAAAGAGCCCGATATTTTGATTACCAGGTTCTATTTGCACGTTATAAAGGGGCATATTATACTTATCAACTCCAGGTTGGGTCTGGAATTGATAAGTTGTTTTAAGATCAAAAAGTTGAACGCGAGCATCAACATCCATCATCCAAAATCTATTTATATAATCTATAATTAGATTGTCGCTGATGACAGCATTAGAAGGACTTTTTATAATCCGGCGTACATAGGTAATGATATCGCTCAGCAGGTTCAAGCAGCTACTCCCATAAAAATAGATTTTTTGGAGGAAACTGGTTCAGCTGTGAGTCGTGCGACCGTTGTATCCACAACCAATTGGCCATAAATTTGACCCATACCTGTAGCTTCGCGGATCATATTTTCTTCCATTCTCAAACGATGGTAATTGCATTTGCGGATCTGTTCAGCCAGATATCTGGGGCCCCAGACTGGCTTATTTGTCGGGACTTTCCAAAATTCTGCCCCTTTGCCACCAAATGGGTGTGTCCAAATCTCAATCATTTCACCAATAATTTCTTTATGCTCGGCAATAAACTGGACATACTCTTTTTGAAAATTCCAATCATCCGTAAATTTTTCATTAAATTTTTGACGATCAGCAATAGTTCTTTCGGGTTTTAACCAAATTTCTTTCGATCTATCTATTTCCTTGGATGAAAGTTTAGTCTGGGGCTCTTGTTCCAATTTAGGAGATTCATTCATGCGATCAAGAGTCAACTCTTTGATTTGCTCATCGAATTTATCTTGTTGCTTTTGCAATTTGTCGATTTCTTTTTCTTGGAATTTTGCTTTTTGTGTCATCAATACCTATTGAGGTGATATGTTAATAAAAGATCCTTGAATATTTATTTGCGTATCGCCGTTGGTTGTAGCTCTGTTTTGCCCATTGTCATTGACATATCCTGTATTGATGTCCCCAACACCTAGAATCTGGGGTCTGGTGGTAGCAGTCGAATTCTTGAAGGAATCCATATACCTGGAATCGATATCTAGAATCACTTGTGTAGACGAAGGAATGCTAATCACATAGGCTAATTGTTCATTCAACTGCCGAATGCCGAAAGTTGGAGGAATAATTAATCTAACTAATTGGCCGATTGTATAATCTAAATCATCTGTTGCAGTTACAAGAGTAGTTAAACCTTTTATAATATTTGAAATTTCAAAACGCCTTGGCTTATAGAATTGTGGCTCTATCGGCACATTCGAGTAGGCTGGAATCGGATATGAAATCACTGTCATAAAATAAAAGCAGGGGATGTTCAGTCCCCTGCTCCTCGTTAGCTATTAACTTACGCTCATATCGTGAAGAAATGCTCTCCAACGAATTACGTTACCCGTAGCACCTACAAGCACTGTGGATGCCAATCCTGTCAACGCACCAGAGCCAATGATGAAACCTTGGCTCGTGTTATTAAAGAACGCGCCTTGGATGGCAGGCCCATTAATGGTGTTTACAGTAGTGGTTCCAATCGGACGAATAAATGGAGGTGGATAGAGTGCAGAGCCGGAGCTAATTTGCACGCCACCTGTGTTTACATCGCCAACGGCAACGATTTGCGGATATTGCAAGCCAGATACATTGGCAACTGGAATGTTGCTATTGTAGGCTGTATAACCCGTAGAGTTTATGTTAAGCACAACTGTGTTATAATCTGTGACCGCAATGACATATGCATAGATCGGAGATCCTGGGATTGTCGAATTCGGAAGAGAGTTATAACGGGAATCGCCCCACGCTGCGGGTGTTACGCCTGCAACTGTAGGCATTCTAATTGCCACTTCTTGGCCCACAACAAAATTGTGAGCATCGGTTGTGTCAATTGTCGTGGTCGTTCCAGTTGTGATTCCTGTGATGATGCTCACGCCAGGAGCATACAGGTAGGGATACAAGACCTGCTTGAATGATCCTACGTTGTTTGTGCTGGTTGAGCTGTCAAAAGCAGTATAATTTGACTGGTTAGTATTCCAAGGGATTGAGAATTGAGTGGAACTTGTCACAGTCACTGTGAACGGAATCCCATCAATCTGCGGCATACCAGTTGTTGAGGTCTGGTATAAATCTTGGAAAATAACAACGTCTCCACTTTTCAGCCCGTGAGCTGATGTAGTTGTCACAACTGCGGGACTTGCTTTGCTGATAGAAAAATCAGTAGAGCCAGTATGCTGATATGTCGCTCCAAATTGGAACAACAAACCGGCACTGAATGTGCTTATACCGCCAGATGTTACAGCACCGCTCGACAGAACGGGTGTAGCATTGAAGTATTGAGCAATTGCAGTTCCCTGACCATCACTAGCATCCCAAGTTGCAAACGGCACGCCGTTTTGAGCGGGCGTTGTTGCAGCTGTTACGTTGACCATTTCAACATAATCAGGTTGGAAGGGCAGATTAATAATCTGCGCAGCACCTGTTGATGTAAAAAGGCCCTTTGCCATTCTTGAATATTCGGTCATGTTATACCCCCAAAGTTGACACGCGAGTTGACAAGATATTGCGGATAGCCGTGTCTTGTGTAATCGCTTGCGCTTGTGAAAATTTAACTGCCAATGTGGCGTTCTGGGCTAACATGCCAGAATAATATGGATCTCTATAAATGAGCTTCATGGAGTAACCATCTTGATTAATGTGGGTTACAGCTTGTTTACCAAGGACTGTGTTATAATACACATCATTGCCCAGATTACTTGCACCGCGAGCTACAGGAGCTTCAGAACTTGTTAAAATTCTGATGTTTCCTACAGAACCGTATTCAGTTGGCAGTGCTGAAGCATTAGTTGGATAATTCCACTGACTTAAAAAAGAGAGTGATCCAACACTTGTTAAAGAGTCAAAATCGCTTTGTAATTCTGTGCTGGATAACATAAAATAGGCCGATCTGACAGGGCCTGTTCCAAAGCGATCCATGCCTTCGATACCGCTCATAAACTTGTATGCATTATTTGTATCGAGAGTTGTAGCCACCAAAGAAAAGTCGGTGATGCCCAAATTTGTCGGATTATCTCCATTTGAACCTCCGCCGGCGTTTAGTTGGCTAGCAGCTGAAACGATGTAGTCACGAAGGATAAGATCTTCCGCTTGTCTCATGGAGACAGCCAATCTTTCAGATACCCAAGCGAGTACCCCTTCCTGATCTTGGAGAATTACTTGTTCATTGATGATACATCCTGTACCGAAGAAGGCCATTTGAGCATCAATAATGTCACGTTGAGGTACTTGAGCCGGAGGGTCAATACCTGAGTTACCCAATTGTACTGTGGGCGGTGTTAGAGCACGTGGGCGCATAAATCTGCAAGTAGTGCCCCCGTTGGCAGGCATTGAGATTTTGTCACACACAGTGATATAGTTCATTGAAGGCGTAGGGACGTAGAGCATCGACGGAGCTAAACTCTGTAGAATCATCGGCCCAAGATTGCCAGTGGTCGTAATCGACATAGTAAATCCTTTACTTGTCATTTGATACGATATGATGATCGGTAGACGAGCCTAATTACGTCAGTTCTCGAACATATCTGGGCGGGGAGCGATACCCTATTACGCAATGCCTTTAACGTTAGGCCAACGTAATCCTCACTATATTAAATTAAATATTTTACTGTAATACCTGATTTATTTTTTTTGTTTCCTTTATATAATGAAGATGGCAAGATATTAGGAATGAGAACAATAAAAAGATTTACACAAGTAGAAATCCAACGAATTTATTACTTGCGCACTCAAGGTAAATCGGCTAATGAAATTGCTATTATTTTAAAAAGACACCTATCTGGAGTGATTTATCATTTACGAGCAATGGATAAACACATATTCATAAATAATATACCAATTAAAAAATATGTTAGATCATTAGCTTCACAAAGAGCTTCAGAAAGATTTAAGTCAATGAAATCGTTGCTAAATAATGATATGATAGGACAGTTTTCAAACGCCTTACCACTTCCAACAAATGCCGAATTAAAAAATTTATCGGACAAGATTGAAGTCTTGGAACAACACATGGAAATTCTGTTAGAAATTTTAAAGGAAAAATTATGATACTCGAAACGTCAGATTATTCGATATTTCAAAAACATTCTTCAAATAGAAATATTGATAAATCAAATTTAAATAAAATAATTAATTCAATCAAAGCAAGAAATTTACTGTATTTACGTCCTATTATAGTAAATAAAAACTTTGAAATTATTGATGGTCAGCACAGATTAGAAGCAGCTAAATACTTGGAATTGCCTGTTTTTTATCAAATTCAGCCTGAAGCAGTTGATGAAGATATTATACTTCTTAATGATAACATGAAAAGATGGACGATCGATGATTATTTAAATTATTATCTTTCTAAAGGGAATATTGAATACACTAAACTTAATGAATTTATCAAAAGAAATAATATTGATTTAAGTATTGCCTTAGTTTTACTGGGGCGCAATGGGAAATTGTCAATTAATTTTCGCTCAGGTTCATTTAAATTTCCTGACAATATTGTCCGTATAAATAACAATCTATTTATGATCAATGAAGTAAAACAATTTATTATACTTAAGGGTTTTGGTCCTAAACTATTTTTGCAAAGAAATGCGTTTACTAAAACTTTAATTTCATTTTTGAATATTGAAGGTATGTTATTTGATAAATTTATGACTAAATTGGAATTAAATTTACAATGGCTTAGACCTTGTGCCTCATATACGGACTATATGAACATATTTAAAAAGATTTATAATTATAAAAATCCCCATCCTATTTAAGAAGAAAAGGGCGCCGTTATTAAACTGCGCCCTTTTTCATTACTTCTTCTTGCCTTTATGAGCTTCTTTTTCTTTTTCAGCCATTGGCATTTTTTCTTTTTTGTGTTCTTTCTTGTGTTCTTTTTTTTCTTTGTGTTTCATTTTTAACCTAATCTTAGATTTGCTTTAAGTTTCTGCATTTGTTCGTAGGCACTTTTCTTGCCTGCTTCACTGAAGTCGCCTTGTGGCGCTCCTGCTGGTGTTGAAATGCCTGTAGGCTGATAGAAAGGACTTCGGCGATTGGCATCGATCTTGTCTTGGATAGAAGGTTGTTTCTGTTGTGGTTGATCAATCCCTAGTCTTTTAATCGAATGGTAGACCAGTTTCTGTCTTTCAAAGCCTTCGGGCATTTGTAAAATGGTTTCTGCAAGATCGGGGGCTTTTTCATAAAAATCTTGAGCGTGTTCGCTCATGACTTTTGCAAAATCAGGATTATTGTTAATCCAGTTATTTCTACGTTCTTCCTGAATAGCATCTTGAACGGCTCTTTGAATATCCGCTTTTGTCTCTTGCTTGATTTGTTGGCCGAATTTGGCCTGTTCCTTTTTGAGTTTCTTTTTATCTACATAGGGTTCGGCATCATCGTCGTCTTCTTCAATTGGCATTGCCTTTGCTTTCTTAATTTCTTCCAATTCTCTAGCAATGCGCTCTCTTTCTGATCTCTCTTGTGCTAATTGTCGTTCGTATTTTGATTCTAATTGTCGAAAGTTAAGTTCTTTATCACTAACTTTTGGTGCTTCACCTTGTGGCGTAGCTTCTACTGTCATATTTTTGCTCCTTTAACGCGGGTATGCGATATAATTTGAATTTAACTAAAATATTATTTATAAAACAACTAGAGTAAGGAGAAAATTACTGATGAAAATTGATAGATTAGAAGCTCACGACCGCTTACAGTATTTCATTGAAGATCAGCATAAAACTATCTGGAAGGGAGCCGATGACTGTCTTAAAAAGAATGCAGATTCCCTCAAAATTCAAGACAAGTGCCATTACGTATATCTATTTGCCCACCCAAGAACTTGCGATGATGGAGTAAACAAGCGATTGCTATGGCAACCTAGGCTTACAAAGCCAAAAGCCCAGACTAATTCCTATCTTTTCAGAGCCAAATCTCATACCGATGAAGTTGAAATCTGTTGGCTCCTTCCCCCTCGTGAACATTGGTCGCAATATGATCAAGGGAACGTTTGTGAGTCAAACTGGTGCGCTTGGAGCATTAATCAATTCAAATTCAATCGCAAAGACTTAGAAAAGTCTTTCCCAGATGATTTGACAGAAGAACAGGCCATGCAGATCTTCAAATCCATTTTACTAGAGTCTATCGCTACTAGGAATGAAATTTTAACCGTTTAATTTAGCCTAGTTTTTTGGGTGGTTTTTTCAAGTTTAATGGTGGCACGGGATTAATTCCAACTGTAGAATCGCGTATTGTACCAATCTTGGCTCGTATGGCTGATCCATAATAGTCGCCCATACCTTTTTGACTTTTGGCTGTGTGAAAGGGCTTATTAAGCGGTTTTTTGCTGGCATTCATGAAGTAAGCCTCTCCAAAGCCATTTGTTTAGGAAGCCGATTTTTTCGCCACATTTATTGCAACAAGTGAGTTTTTTCATGAAATGTATTCTTGTTCGAGCATTCGAGGAGGAGCATAATCAACGTCCATTGTGTCAACTCTACCAAATGGCATCGTTGGAACTTTCGACTTGGGATTATCCCTATGGCCAATAGGATTACGATGTCCAATACCATAATGTGATCCTGCATCGACATAACAACTTGTGCGCTCATCATATTGAGGACAGCGGAAATCCCAAGGAGATTTCATGTGCTTGCCTTCTTTAGGAGCGATTGGATCTTTAAAACCAGAACGTACCATATTTACCTACTTAGTGGCTGTAACATCAACTTTGCACGGCTCATGCTCAAGGATCAAGTTGCAATCTCCTTTTCAGTCGTCTACATAATGCGGACACTTGGCCACTGAAAAAAATTAGTATCTATAGCCGGGTTGTTTCATAGGACGACGCTTAATTTGCTTTTCGCCTTCAACTTGTGTTGCACGAATCGCTTCTGTTGTATCCTCATACTTCATAAGCTCTCCTGCTCCTTCCGCTGAAGTTTCCACTTTTTCATGGACGCCTTTTGGGAAAGTTGGTGAACCTTTTCCCCCAAAGAATTTATGATCATCTATGCGCATTCCGCCAGCCATTTTTACCTCTATGAGCTATTAGCCCGAATTGTTGTTTTTTCCTTAGTATATCTTTTTTGAAAATAGATTCAATCTTGATTATATCCCAGCCATTTGAGCCTGATTTTCTTCAGGTACTCCAGCGGATTGCCCCATATTTTGCCCCTGTCCCAGTAATTTTGAAAGAAACTCGTTTCCGGAAGACATCTGCTTAGCATCTTGCTTATCCCTATTTTCGTTTAGCTCTTCTCTATAATCGAAGTTTTCAATTTGAGATTCTTTTAATAACGTCTCGATCTCACCATATTTCTGAATGGCCTCTAGAAGCTTTGTAGTAGCTTCCATTTTCTCTTTTACTGCCATCGAATGATTTTTTGAAATCATAGATAATCTTTCTTCGAAAAGCCCGATGTTCGAATCACTTCTGCTATGGCGCTCTCTCGCTGATGCAAGATTGTTAGTTGCCTTAGTCATCAACTCCTGAAGCTTGGCGTTTTCAATAGTGTGGGCGAGTTCAGCTTGTTCTTGTTGCATTTGGCTTGCTTGCTGCTCTTGTTGTTGCAGGAATTCAATGATTTCAGATTTTCCAGTGATATTGAGTTTAGGAATAATCTTAGATGGCGGGAAGACTTCTCTACCAAATGCTTGATTCATCTCCATCATTTGTTGGGCTTGAAGATTTTGCTGTGTAGGGGTTAGATCTGCTTCTTCTACCATTGTGTGGAACTTGGTGAAGACTTTGCTGTAGAAATATGGGGAAGGCTCTTCACCGATGATTAGCTTAACTTTTTCTGCATTCCAGTTATTCAGAACAATTTGAAGAAGCCTTTCTCCTAAGATTTTATCGGAATAATCCCATTGATCAAAATATTTCTGAAATACCATGAGATTTGCGGCCGATTTCATAAGCATCGTAAGACTTGAGATCTGCTTATCATTTTGTCCGCTCCAGTTCTCAAGATCAATCCCTGATGTTTTATAGATAAGATCTGACATTTGTTCGGCTAAGGCTAAATCAGATTCAGGGACCGCAGAGGGTATAATCTTTTCAACATCTGTCATCTCATAATCTTCATTAATCAGAACATCCCATCCCTGTCCCGATTTCTTTAGATTGTCCTCATTGGCCACGGCTCCAACTTTGCGTTTCCATCCAGCATTAATAGTTGCAGCCGTAATATCATTATTACTAATTACTTTGTAATTAAATAAGAATTGTGGCGAACGCATAGTACGTATTAATGATCTAACGCGCAAACTAGGATAATTATTGTGAGGCTCATAGTTCCAATAATATGGAATCATTGGACAACCGTCAAAACCAAGAGGATTATCTCCTTGGAACATGAGCTGATCATTGAGAACAACAGCTTGCTTCCAGCATGGCACTTCTACAGTTACAGCTTCCATATCTGGGATATTGTAAAGCAATTGTTCCAGATTCTCATCGCCTCCTGCAAAGTCAAAGAACTGATTCCTCGATCTACTGTAAAGCCGCTTTTTCTTTCTCTTCCACTTATACCACACATAGGAGAGTACCATAAGGTCGTTGCGGGCTTGGTTATAGTTTTCTGGCAGGAAATAGAAGGAGCCATAACGTTGAGGCGTGCCCGCCATGGGTGTGATAGTATTAATTTTATCTGGAAATCTAGATTCAGCCTCTTCTTTTGAAATATATTCTTGAGTCCAAATAAAGTTAGCGTCCGAGGCATCCGCGTTACGGAAAAAGGGATCAATCAAAAAAGAATTATACTCCCAAATCTTTATTTTAAGGGAGCCCTGTGCCTGATCATCCCCTGTAAAGTCAAGATATGGCTGTACGAGCACCATACCAGAAATAGCGGCTAATTCCTTGGCTTTACTCTTTTGTTCGTGCAGATCGCCCGCATTGGCTTCGTGGATGATTAGTTTTGTGTATTGGTCAACTGTAAGAGGGTCGGCACCCTCTGATGCTTGATACATCCATTGTTTGCGGTGTTGTCTTTCGTAGCCAGTCACCATATTGATCGGTTGCTGGCATAGATTGAAATAGTATTGCTGGTTTGTGGCGCTGGAAGGAGTATAGGCAAAGTATTGGTTTACAAAGTTCTGGGCGCCTGCATAGAAATAGGTATCGGTGTTGGACTCTCTCCAACGCTCTTGTTCAATGGGGTTAAACTTGGCGTAGAGATTGTCGAGCCACTGGCGCACGTTGCCTTGGTTAGGCTCTAATGCGGAATTCCAAGGGGGAAAATAAAATGCCAAAAATACCTCGTGAAATGTAAAGAGCTTTAAACTTCAACATATCACTAAATATTTTATTATATCAAGATAGGGTCTTATTCTCCATCCATGAAGATTTTTCCAATTCAAAAGCTTTAAGAAAATATCTTGCAATAATATGCTGCAATTTATATTTAATGCCTATGTCATACTTGTGAATTGTAATAGGTTGTTTTCCCACAAATACATGATCAAACACAACAAATTGCTCTGATACAATAATTGTTCCTCTGGGTGGAGATCCATTGACTGTGTAAACAATACCAGCTGGCCCATAGTTTCCTAAAAATATTTGTTTGTGAAATTCCCTTTGTTTGTGATCTTCACAAACATCTTGAGTTCCCCATTTTCCTTTTCCGTTCATATAAGGCCCATCTACAGATACACCCAAATAAAGAGAATTCATAATCCATTTAATATTTTCATCTGATAACTCATCTAATTTCTCTCGAATGTTTCTATTTAACTCTTTTTTTATTTGATATTCTTTCATGCTTTTTAATTTAATGGTTTTTCGGGTCTTTTACTGCAATAAAAACAGATTGGATCTTCGCATTTTTTTTCTTCCCAATTGTTGCATTGGGGGCAATAGTTAGCATCAAAGCGTTCACTATATATCAATTTTAAAGAGCATTTTTCGCATATGCGGCAATCGCATTTGGACTCTTGAGTCATTTCATTTCCTATACGCTTTTGGATTATCTTTACACCAATGATTGCCGTCGCTTGGACTTATCCATTCATCACGAAACTTTTTTTTATATATTTTTTCCATTCCAGTATCAAGATTTTTATTTAAAAATTGGCGTTCGCTTTTTGTTTCATGTTCTTTCCATTTCTTTTGAGACTGCCTTTTGCAACAAGCAATCGGCCACACAGGCTTTCTTTTGGAACGGCTCATAGCTGCTCAATTTCCCATTCTTCAAGTAAATTTGCGTGGCGTTGGATTAAATCTTCCTTGCATGTAATCGTTATTGTCTTGCTTATATGGCTGATATGGAGTAACTTTGTGTGTATATAAGGCATAGCGTGTGGCATCGATTGAGTGATCGTCTTTCTTAAGTGGCTCATCATCCCCTTTTTCAGCGGCTTTCCCATCCCAGACATACGATTCTAACTCACGGATGAGATTATCGCAACAATCTAGTACAAAGAGATTGCCCTTTTGCATTTCGGAAGTCATAAATGTGATACCATTGAGCACATCATTATCGGCATCTACCACGTGAATACCACGCTTTCTAAGCTCTAACTTGAATGCAGCGGCGCTTGGGTCTACATAGACAGCTTTAACGCCATAGGGCTCTAGGAAGGCCTGCACATCGTCAGCGTATTCGCTGTTTGTTTTCTGACGCTCTCTTTTTTTAGAGTCCCATACATACTCTTTCTCTACCCATCTACAGATTCCGCTTTGTGTATATTGCCCAGTGCTGATACCAATGAGTTGACAGGCGAAATTGTTGACTGTTCCGTAATCGATTCCTGCAATCCAATATTCTGCGGCTCTGGGCGGCTTGCGTACAACGTGGATATTTTTGTCAAAAAAATCGAAAATCGCTCCTTCCGCAAGGCACCATACTCCAAGGTAATTCCGCTTGTAGAACATTCCCGTTGAAGTATCTCTAAGATTTTGTTTATAAGCTTCTGGCAAGTAAGGGTTATCATCTATTGTCCAATGTAATGAATAAAAGTTTTTGTCGCCTTCTAGGCCTCTGTCTATCCATTGCTTGATGATGTGGGTGGGGTGTTTGGGGTTCATCGCCGCAAATCCCATACTCCAATCTTTCGAAAGGCGAGAGTTGATCATTTCAATGATGGATTGGGGATAGAGCGTCATTTCGTCGCATAAGACGAGGGAATAGGTGTCGCCTTGGAAATTACCCACTGCACCTTCATCTTTCGCTCCAAGGACGGTTATGACTTTGTCCCTGAAATAGAGCTTCTTGCCCGACCACGTACAAAAGGGGCGGAATATGGCAAGCGTGGGATCTTCCATGATTAAGCGGATCACATTTCGGTAGGCTGTGTCAAAGGTATGGCCTACGATAAAGATTTTTGAATCGGGGCAATCATTTGCTGCTTGCAAAAATCTAAATGTTGTTGCTACAGTTTTTCCAGCTCTTACAGCTCCATGGGCTATGTTCCAGCGGGCTGTGCTGTTTATGATAAACTCTAGTTGTTTTGGGGCTAGCGGTAAGGTCATAAACTTTTGTTTAGCATATCAATTATTTTTGGAGAAGCTCTAGATTTGAAGAACGGTCCCTATATTCTAGTCAAAGCCCCAGCTGATTTTCCCGGGAAGAAATATCGAGGAGTTTATGCCTATGAGCATACGGTTATTTGGTGGTTGCATACTAAGATTATTCCGCCTGAGGGTTATCAAATACACCATAAAAACGAGTGCCGGACTGACAATAGGTTTGAGAATCTTGAGATGGTATTTAAGACAACGCATATGAAATTACATAGAGCTGCTAAACCATGTGCATTTACTTTGCTGATATGCGCACATTGCAATAAGCCTTTTCAGTTAGAGAGTAGAAGATATCGAGAGAAGAAGAAATTGGGGCAAGAATATTTTCACTGTTCGCGTGTGTGTCAAACTAGAAATCAAAGAAATATTATTAAGTTAAATCATATGAAGCAAGCAGCTTAAATGTTGGGAGATAACACAAAGGTAGTGTAATGCACTGTTAATGCATCGGTTGTAGGTTCGAATCCTACTCTCCCAGTTTTTAAATCAAAAGATATATAGAAATGAAATTTGAATATAGAGAATTGCCAGATCATATCATTGAAGAAATCACAGTTTTGAGAAAACAGATTTTGGATATTTTGCTAGAGGTTTTGCTTCAAAATGATAGTCGTGTGTTTTTCGCGGCCTATATGGGGGCTTGTACCTCGTTGATTTTAGCCAGCTTTCATCAAAATCCCCAAGCTGTAAAATCTTGTGAACTATTTCTTAATAAGTTCTTTGCTGATTACCATGCAGGGGAATTTGCTGACTTTAGCCTCGAGGAATGATATGAGTGTTACCAAATATGCGCAAATACCTCTATCTGTAAAAGAAATCTCGAATCATCCCTACAGCTGTAAGTATATCATAAGGGACTATGGAGATTACAAGACTATTAGCAAAGTTTGTTTTATCAATGGGCAATGGGATCTAGCCTCTCGCGTAGATGCGTATATCTACTGGGTAAATCCTCATAGGCCTCTGGAATGATGGAATATCCACAAATCACACTTGAAGCCACACGCTTAATTTATCGTTTCTACGAGATAGAGCAATCACTTATTGAGTTGCGAAATGATCTTCTCAACAATGCCCCTATTATCCTATCCATGGAGCAAGACGCTCGTCTCATAGAGTTAGATAAAACACTAGATGAAGTAAATGAATTATACGGTTTAATTACCTTAAAATATGGATATAATCAACTTAATTCCATATTAGATAAATTAGATTCAAAAATAGCATAATCCCCTTTTATAGCCATTTTCACCTAAAACGTGTAAATATTCTTTTAATTTATTTTTCCTTGCGTAAATCCCGCATACAATGATATATTGTATGGCATATTCAAAACCAAGGAGATACGGTGTCAGTCTACAGAATTTACAACACAAGATTGAAACACTTTGTAGGAGGCCCTTACCAATGCAGAAAACGAGCAAAAGCTCGTGCTGAAAAATTAAACATTGAATATGGAGCACACAGTTTCACGGTTCATGACACAGTTTCTTAATAAATAATCATTAAAAGGAGATACACTATGAAAACACAAGAAATAACAACCACAAACCTAGCCGATTTCTGTTATCGTGAAAGATGCATACTTGCCAACATATTAGATAAATGGAATAGCTACGGACTTCCAGAGGGCTTTAACGATGATGAAGTAGTCCCAATGTTAAATAAAGAAAGTGGGTACGTATTTTTAACTAATGCAGATTATCAATGCGCAATGATGAACGGAAGCAAGCTAGAACTCTGGCATGTTTGCCCAAATTGCGGATATGAAGGCTTTGAAGAAGATTGCCAGCTAACAGATGACGGCTGCAACCAATGTGAAGGAGAAGATTAATGAAAACCTATCTGGTAACATTTGAAAGTATTGAATATCACGTCTACGAAATTGAAGCAGAAAATGAGCAAGAAGCTTTTGATCTTTGCGAGGAAAAAATTGCAACCTGCGATATAGATATCTGCAAAAGTTATGGGGGTGAACTTACCCATTACAAAACTGAATTATTGTAGGAAGCAAAAAGGAGAAAATTATGGAATATCAAGAAGACTTGAATGAATTAGGAAAAGAGATTGAGACTTTAATTGAATTTTACAAGGACAAATTGCCTGCTTACGAAATTGTAGCTCGACTTATTGCCGCTGGTGTATCACTGTCACTAGCTCGTGCCCCTAACGATTTAGTGGGCATAAAAACAGTCCATGCCGCTATCGAAATAGGCATCTCTGAATTTGAAGAAAATCACTGCTAGAGGAAATATGAAAAGAAAAATAACAGCCTATTTATCCGATGAAACGGAGATTGCGCTTACCGAGATTTACTTAGCGCGATATAGAAATGATAGAAGTATTGATAAATCAAAAATTGTATGTGAAGCAATTTTATTATTATACAATTTGGAATTTAGTGAATTTAAA